TGATGTGATAGCAACAGCAGTTGTAGCGGTTGCCTGAGTAGCGGCAGTCACATTTGCTGAAGTTAGTTTTGTCCAATCCGAGAACTGAACCGAGTTTGATCCTCTTGCGGCCTGTTTTACAGTCACGATTGGATATAGCACATTCACGTGATTGAATGCGATAACGGCATCGCCGATTGTCTTTCCAAGACCACCAGCGGCAGTTGATGTGTTAGTTAAAGCCATTTTATTTTCCTTATAATGGTTTGTTTATTAATTATTTTTCATACGATTTCTTCATCGTTCCAGGGCCAAACCCACTAAATGCACCAATACTTCCAGGCTTCTTTCCCTTCCCAATCCTTTCGCCACGTTCTTCATGAATGTCGATGTAATCATCATAACTTATTTTTTTATCCTTATAAGTACAATCAATATCCTCGCCATTATCCACCTTAACGTGCTTTAGGTCGTTATCAGGATCAAGAGCTTTTTTGAAAATATCAGCCCCCATAAGCTATTTTGATCTTGCCACTTGTTTGAGGATCGTTGGCTTTCTTGTATCCATCAGGATCAACAGCCGCCCATTCTTCAAACGTAGCATAACCGCCTGTAGAGGTTGCTTGTGAATTATCAACTGAAGCTGGTGAAGGCCTCGTTTTTATTTTATCTACGTGTTTTTCCAATAAATCTAATGGAAGCCCTTCATAGATTGCACGATCATCATCAGTCATTTCCGATACTAACGAATCTCTCCGTGTTGCCTGATATTCATCCCATGCTTTAGATTTCTTTTCAGAAGTTTCGAGTCGTGCGTTCATGTCTGCCATTATCTTATCGTATTCGCCTTTTGATTCCATCTCTTTCAACTGTCTGGATTCACTCTCGCCTTTGACTTTATTCTTCAAAGATTCGTAATCTGATTTCATGGTGTTTTTTTCATCTACCAATTCCTTGAATCGTGCGTAAGGTACTTGATCGATGGGTTGCTTTACTTCACTTGCAACTGTAGTGGATTCCTGTTTTACGTCTGGAACTTCGACTTGTGTTTCACTCATTTTAACCTCTTTGATTTGAGTATTATTAAAATCTTTTACCGATTGTGAATGTGATAGGCTTTTTTGTATAAGCTCTCAGATTCTTCTCGAAATTCTTATCCAATCTTCTCAAGGTGTCAGCACCTATTGCATTAGTGATTGTTTTATTGAATATGTACCAATCATTGCCTTTCTTAAATCCCCTACGTTGTAGATCAGATGCTCTTTTACCGTATGTTCCTATCACCCCAATAGTGACACCATCCTTTTCAACCTTCTGGCGTTTAATATTATCGAGCATTTTTCCTGTCAATGTGAAATCAATGAATCCTGTTTCTGTACTGGATTGACTTCTGGCCGCTTTTCTTGATCTTTTAGCTTCTGCATATTCAGGATCATAATCACCTTTAATGGCTCTCTTATTCCGTATCTGATCACGAACAATATTGGCGGCATTATCACCGACATCAGCCCATGTCTTTAATGGAATATCTATTATCCTACTGGCATCAAGTGGTTTTATTGGCATCTATTTGGTCGTTTGCTTTATTGCCCAGGAATTGAGCTTTTCTTGTAAATCTTTGTGCTTCATGTCTGCATCCGAAATGCGTTCCATTCTGAAATGATCCTGGAGATTGTGATTCAAATTCACCTTCTGTCATTGGCCCTAATGCGATAAGCCGTAAACATTCATCGCTGGTTTTTTCATCTATCGGCCCTTCCCAAATAAAGAATGTATTATCGGGAGCATTGTTAGCCATTTCCTTTGTGACATTACGAGAGAATTTTCTTAAAGAATCATCTACTAATGCTTCAGCCTGTGATGGTGTTAATCCAAATGATCCAACCATACTTTCAAACTCACCAACGGATATATCACCAATAACAGATTCAATCATCAGCTTACGCATCACATCAATTTTATCCTTAATCTTGTTCTGATATACAATGAGATCAGTTTTAATAAGAGAATCAATTACGTTCTCGGATATATCAGCAAAGGATTGCATCGATTTCAATTCAAAAGCATATTGAGTCATCAGCTTTTCAAGTTCGATATTCATCTTATTCCCGACTATCTGATCCAGATCAAGATCGAGTAATTCCTTCACAATAATATCATTAGATAATTGTGCCTTATTTGCATTGTTGTAGATTTTCAATACAGTATCCTGTACTTGTTCAAATGCTAAACTAAAATCGTTTCCTGTATATGCCATTATGCCTGTAGTATATCAAGTAATGGTGTAGTTGTTTCTGGTACTGGTGGAGCTTCTGCTTCTTGTTCTTCTTTTAATTCACCGAGCATTTTATCTAATTGTTCATCAGGAATATCGGGATTAAAGTATCTGATTAATTCCTTCCTACTCATTAAATTGTTATCCATCTTGAATTGTAGCTTATCTTTTTCTTCAGCCCAGGTAGTAGGGAATCCAGCTTCTGCAAAATCAACTGAATAAGATTCGGATAATGTTTTATTCTGATGTACTTGTAAGATGGTGCGATCTATTTCATATCTTGAATGTTCCCATTCCTTAAATAGCGGTATGTCTGATTCCCTTGATTCTAAATTTTCCATGCTCATAATTTTCAACGCTTCGCCACTCGGTGGCGTTCCTCCTTCACCCCATCTGATAGCAAGTGAATGATTCTGTCCCACCTGGTTGATCATCATCTTTACGCTTTCAATCATGTCACGGATAGAACCCGTTGGTGATACATATTGAAGTGATGCACCTTCAGGCAATGATATTAGCCTTTCGATACCAGCCTTCAAATTAGGAATCTCTGTATCAATCCCTGTGATAACTGGCTGACCTAATGCAAACCTTGTAGCCAAAGCGATTTCAGTCATGGCTATACTTACTTGTAATCCAGCCCTTGAAACATCCATAGAATCTGATGAGAATTCAACCTTACTCAAAGGCAAGATACCATACGGATTAATCATCTCTGTATTGTCGCCTATCGGATTGACACGGCCAACAGTATCGAATGCGAAATGCAATCCAGGTTCACCATTTCTTGATTCACTCCAAAATACAAACTTCCTATCACCTTTTAAATCTTTCCCTACTTCATAGCTTATGCCATACGGAGTTGATTCACCATAGAGATAATACTCTTTAGCGTTGGTTACTATATCGTATTCAATCCGTTCATGCCGATCCGAATACTTACTGCGGAAATGGCACTTCCCTATGAGCCATGCTATCTCTGCGAACTCCCGTGATTTACTATCAAGACGATATGCAAGATCGTTGTATTCATCTGCTGGTTCACCATTAATGAATCTTTCAGGTGGTGCTTTGAATAACATCATCCGTGCCTTTGCAAATCTCGGTACAATCCGCATACCGAATGGAGGCACTTGTTCTAACGATGATCCTGGAAACCATTGAGCCAGATGTGTATCCATGTTCTTATTGTAATAGAAATCAAGAGCAGTATCTTTCTCGGCTATATCTTTCTGCTTCATATCATTCTCGGCTCGTTGTACAGATTGCATGACTACATCCCTACCGAGAGAAGGAAGCATCACTTTATCGTGATAATTATATTCCATAACCTACCATTTCTTTACCACCTTGAACTTGACATTTCTCTGCGTCTCGCTGGGAATAATCTATTAATAGCATACCCGATTGCATCACTTGCGTGAGTCTGGGAGCTGTCTCTTTTATCTATATCGCTTCCATGCCATACGTTTCTTTCAAAATCCATAAGTAAGTTGGGACAGTTCTCGATAGATAGGTTGCCTTCCCTTATAAGTTTATTGACTGAATTTACTCTTTCCCTTACTGGTGGGTTGGCCTTTGGTACTGATATAGTATATCCATGATGTGATCTTATAATACCATGATCGCTTGCAACCGCACTTGATCGCCTTGCTGAACCACTTGCATCAGGAAACACTCTCGCATCTGGGTACTTCTTTACTAATTCTTCCACCATATCGTAAGTCGTTGCATTCTTCAATCTTATCTCATCAAATACATGAATCCAATTAGGCCCTATATAAAATATCTCTGAACTCATAGCATCAACGTTGAAATCCATCGCAATCCCAATAGGAAGCCCTTCATTCTTTAGATCAGGACGAGCAGTAACGTGACTTGTTCTATCGAAGTCCTTATAAACTCTGCCTTGAGTAAGATTGACAAACTTCCCATATACATAAGCATCTATCTGTTCTGGTGAATATGAATCAAGAAGGCTCTGTTTGTAATCATCTGGAAGGTGGTGATTATCAAGCGTTGAAGCCGTTATTACACCGAGGTCTAACTTGGGATCGTTTACTATATCAAATCCCCAATTTAACTGTTCTGGTGTACCTGTTAGGTATATCTGCGATAGCTTTGCATCTGGATGTCTTACTCTTGCAATCATTTGATCAAATACCTTACGCTTCTGTATAAATGGTTCATCTATAATTGCCCATCCGAGGTTAGGCCCACGAAGGGAATCTGGTGTATCACCACTACCGAGCCATAGCTTACCGCCCCAGCCGTGAAATAAGAATTCTGCCTTCTGTTGGTTGTAGGTGTAGTCAATCCCCGCACGATCACACATTTCCTCTAAGGTTATAATAATCGTTTTTCTTGCTAATTGATGCGATGGCGAAACATACATTCCAGGGACTGGTGAGTTCAAATAACTCATATATAAAGACTTTAACGCACCGATATAAGTCTTTCCAGAACCATAGCCACCCACTAATAATACGTTCCTGTTTGGCATATCCCAGAATTGACGTTGGTGGACTAACATAGAGTCCTTTTTTATTCTGAAAATCACTCAACTATTATCTCATCTTTTACAATTCTTTGCTCTATGTATTCTCTTGGTTTGCCTTCGACACGGTTCATGTATATCTCAACAGCCTTTAGTGATCCGTTTTCCGCCATAGACAATACCTTGTTTATAATCCTTTCTTTTCTTGTCTTACCATCACTTTTCTCTGTGTCTGCGAGTTCCTTAAATAGATCAGATAACGCACCATGCCGCCCTTTCGGATTAGCGTTGTTTCCAGGCTTAAATTGCACACCAGCAGTATTTCCTTTGGCAAATTGCCCATTTTCCCGTCGATTTTCCGTCGTTTCACTCATCGACTAAAGCCATCACAAGAGGTTTGTTAATTTTATCCATAAGATTTTTAACTTTTGGTGAATCAATTTCATATACATCGAACTCAAGCCGCCAGTTATGAGTTGTTTTAAGGTTCTTAATCCCAACTAATTCTACATTGAGAGTTATACCCCTATCTTGTTTTTCGATGTCTGGCATTTAATAGGCTCTCGAGAACCATACCCGTCATTCCTGTCTTTCGCCCACCATGCGATTATTCGTTGGCGAGTAGGGGAACGGATGACCCCTCTACTTATATAGGGGCAATCACAACCTATTTATATGTTATTTTGAATGATTTCACACGCTTTATGGAAGATTTTGGATGCGTTTTGTTGCGTGTAACCGTTTAATTTTCCTATAGTTGTGAAATTATATCCCTGTACAATATGATAAAATAATATTTGTTTCTGTTCGGTTGTGAAATTATGCCAAGATCGTTCAATGGCATAGCAGTATCGGATTTCATCTAAATCGAATTCATCCCTGGCGAATAGATATTCTACTGTGATCTTTGTTACATTTAATCTGTTTACTGCTTTCCTGGCTAATTCTGCCGCTTCTTCAAATTCATAGCCGTTATTGTCTGGTATGTCCATTAGTACCTCGGTATGTGGTGCGAGGGGCCAGTTTCCCAGCCCCCCATTTCATTAATTACTAATACAACCTGATTTTTCTGATCCGATGATAATTGTATATGTCCTCAATCAACGAGATATATTGTTTGACATTTGTACAATCAACTAATTTTACAGATTGAAATGATAACTTATGCAAAAACTCAGCATGATTATAATCTTCATTGTTGAATAAGTTCATCATAGCAAACACAAATGATCTTCTTTTATATCCATCATAATACTGTTTCACTATTAATATCTTCTCAGCGTTTCTTACAGCGGATTTATATGAATTAATGACGAATAACCCTTCTCGGAAATCCTTATAGGTTTCACCTGGTCGAGATTGCAGATTTTTTAAGAGAGCCATTGTTTCATTATGTCCAAAATTATATTTCTTTTTGAACTCTTTGTATTGGATGTAATCAGGATAGCCCAATTTAGCATACCCGTTCATGTATTCGGTTGCCGTCCAATTTTTTGAATTATTATTCAGCCGATGAACTTGTGGCAATCTTAATCCAGGAACTTCAACAAAATATATAGGCTTGTTGAGTGTTTTGATTACCTCATAACGATGTTGCCCATCTATTATTTGTTTTTTTTCATTTACGATGATCGGTACAGGGATGTATTCTTCATCAATAGACTTTGAAAGCCTTATTAATTGATTTTTATTAATATCCCGATTGCCATCAATAAACGTGAACAACCCGTAATCATTGGTCATTTTGACGTGATTTACTGTTTGCATTGTATTTTCCTTTTTTTGTTTGTTATTATTAGCCCTTGCTAATTTTTCCCCTTTTTATCGTAGTATGTTATAGATTGTTTCAATCATTCGATGTTTTGCGATTTTACCTGATTCACCTTCTTTCAGGATTCTTTCTGTCATGGCGATTTGTATCCGCATTTTGTTTGTTTCTTCTTTTAAGAATATTATCTCACCTTCCGCTT